TTTTATGGAAGACGCACTGAAGGAGGCGCTGAATGAGCAATCAAAGACCCGGCAAATTCACTAAAGGATTAGATTCAGGTATGAATGAAATGAACCTGAAGAAATCATTGTATCTTGCCGCTACACTTTTAGAAAATGCTGACAAAGAAGACGAGGCATTTTATTTTCATCAACTTGTCGAATGGATTCAAGACGGAAACAAACTACCGTTAGAACCCAAAGAAATGGAAAGAGCACTTGGCATCTAAAATCGATAATAGATTACCTATTCTTAGTGATGCAGTAAGACCACCTGAAGTAGAGGGTGTTGATTTTATTGAGTTTGCTTGGATTAAAGTAAGTGAATTAAAAGAAAAATATTTTGATAAAAAATTTAATCCTAGAGTAACTGATGTTGATCATAATAAAATAACTGAGTTTTCAAAACTTATCAAAAATAATACTTACAGACATTTTAGTTTTTTTCCACCAGTCATTTGTCTGACAGTAAATAAATTAGTTAGTGGTTATCATAAATTTATGGCTCATCGAGCACAGTCATTAGAATATATTTTTGTTGCGTTTGTAAAAACAAACGGATCAGAAGTAAACGCAAAAAACTATGGCGTTATTTGTAATGCACCACAAAATGAATATGTCAATAATCCTAGAGATCAAAGAGACATCATTCAATTAGTTATTGAAAATTTAGAAGAACAAGGATATAATGATGATCACGCCCCACAAGATACAACTATTCAAAAAGTATATAATACTTTAAGAGTTCAAAAATCTGAAATATCTTTTGCAAAATTATTGAGAGAAATCAAAAAGAATTTCAATAAATTACAAACGCTTAAAACATATTCACCAGATGAATTAAAAGAATATGTTCATGAGAAGTATGGTGATCAAGAATCTAATAAAGGTCCTTTGGCCGATGTTTCATTCAAAAATTATGATAAGGATTCTGATAGACCATGGAAAGATGATAGAGTATGGTATATAGAATCAATGTGTCATCGTGATGATCAAAAAAATCCAGCACTACGAACCGCAAGATATATGGCATTTACTGAAACTATAGATTTAGAAAAAGCCCGAATGAATAAAAAAAAGTCTATTGAACAAATAAAGAGAGATATTTTGAGAGCAGCTGAGATAATAAAACACAAGGATTTTGTAGACCCAGAACTTATTTTTGTTAATCAAAGTTATGATGCTGACTAAAGATCAAAGCGATAATTGTTATACTTGTTTTCATAAGATGAGATCATCATTATGGATGTGGAATAAACCAGAATTTAAACAAAGAAACCTCTGGCGAATATTTTATACTGACATATCAACAATTACAAGTGGTATTATATCTTTAAAGGCATCAGAAAAAAATTATGCATATGAAAATGATCGATTGGTTGATGAACACTGGTCAACACCAGAAAAAATTGGTAAATTTATTTTTGATAATGCATCAGAATATCTTGAGGATTATGATAAATTTAAACAATTATATATGACATGTTCAATGACAATCAAGACTTTAAAATCAGAAAACATCACTTTATCAAAACAAAAAGGAGTGCGAGTATTAGAAAAATATAAAAATGCTAGTATTAATCTTATTCATCCAAAACTTGGCGTATTAATGCTTGATGACGGTGATGAATTTCCGTTTACATTACCAGAAAAATTCTTACAACAGGAAGGAAAATATGACTAAAAAAACATACACATATCACAATAATTCTAGGGTTGCCAGATACTTTGCAGAAAAACGTGGTGGAAAGTATATCGGTTTTATGGGTGATCTAGAATTACAATTAGAGATTATAAAAGATAATAACAGAGATAAAGATATACGAACATCTAAAAAGGGTGCATATGTAGTTGAGTATGACAAGTGATATTATTGAAAGTATTATTGATGTAGGAAGTGGTTTTCTACTTGCGATTGTCATACAATTACTCATATTTCCGTTGTTCGATCTATATCCAAGTATATTAGACAGTATGGGCATTGCTTTGATATTTACTGTGGTATCCATGACAAGATCAGCGTTATGGCGTAGATATTTTAGAAAACGAAGAGTATGACAGATGAACAAATAAAAGAGTTATTAGAGATGTTTCCAAACATACCAAACCCAGACGAACAACCTCTGGTGTTTGACTATTATATACGTGTTTATAAATTTTTGAAAGGGGTAAAATGAATGCGAGTTTTTCTAATTTCAGTGGTTATTTTTATAGTCCTAGTTCTAGGAATACTATATACTCAACCACAAAGATGGTTCTATCACAGTCACGAATGCGATGGTGGAATAGGTGGTGGATGCAACTTATCAACAGGCAAAGGAAATTTTTTAACGAGGTGGTAATATGAGACAATTTACTTACGATACATGGAACAGTATTATGGATGCCAATTGGAATCCATTACGACACATAAAAGACATGCAAGTACGACATTTGGTACTACAATTATTGGCATGGATGTGGTGTATCACATTTTCACTATATTTCGGATCATTTGTAATATTCGGATATAGTGCTGCGGCACACTTTATTATTATTCTAGCAGTAGTAGTGACAGTCGCTACATTTAAAACAGCAGAAAATTTTAAAACGCATGACGGAACACTGAAATACGAGGAGGCACAGGCTCCAAGTAAATACGAGGATATTTGGTAGAATGACGCAACCACATAAAGACATGTATCACAATCCGAATCTGAATGTAAAAGATTGGTGGAAAAGAATACCTGATAGTATTGAGTACGGAACAACAAGTTACGAAACAAAATACAGTTATCAGATATGTCCAAGTTGTGAGACAGATTTAGTCGATAACAAATGCGTTGTATGTGAACAAACAGAGGATGAGTAAATGAAACGATATGGTAATAAAATCAAACTATCGGAAGAATTATATCCTTTCCGACACATTATAGAAAAATGTATGGAAAAAGGTATAACAAAGTTTCCGTTGGTGCGATACAATAAAAAGATAATAAAAAAACAACCTGCAACCATCATATTAAACTAAATGGACGAGGAAGAGTGGTATGATGAATGCCCTCTTTGTGGTGAGGATATAGAGGAATGTGAATGTTTTGACTATGACTAAAATATTATGTATCGGAGATTCTTGGACTGATCCGAATTACCCCGAATATGACGGTATCAAAACATGGGCAGAGTATTTCGACTGCGATATCATCGCTCGGTATGCATGTTCAAATGATTGGATATTTGATTCTTTTTGTCGATATCACGAAACGTATGATAAAATCATTATACTATGGAGTGAATGGCATCGACATGGATTGACAGGAAAAGCGCATACTTTCTCAAAAACAGACGATGTATTGATAGATATACTCAAGACACCAAACTATATGTACGCTGTTGATAAAATACGAGGGAATAATGTATTTCAAATGCAAGGACCTGACATCGTAGGATATGGTTATAATACGCAAAAAGAGATAGATATATCTGCGTATAAGGCGTGTAAACACATTATTGACAGAGATATTACATCAAATGTACATGGATGGCCCTGTATGGAAGAGATTGGTGGATTTAATTGTCGATCATTATTAAACAAATCATTTCCGAATAAATCATGGAAACTATCAAAGAATAACGGACACCCCAACACACAAGGACATCAATTTATATACGAATATATAAGAACACATGCGAACTTACAATAAAACCCCCAACCCTCATACAATAGAACAACAACTCACAGTAAGCTCGCTCGCTAGGGGCTTGATATGAGTATTCCACAGTATAAGAACGATATTGGTGTACAATCCATACAAATCGGAGTACGAAACTTTCAATGTGTAGGAGAAACACCCCCAATGGATCATCCACACATATACTTAACAATGGGAAGTGGTATACGTAAGGTCTGTCTATATTGTAACACAGAATACACACTGAATAGTAGTCTTTCACGTGAGGAGACAATACCCGAGGGTTGTTATCATGGAGAGGTAGATGAGACATTACGGTAATAGACTGCACATAGTAGGATATACGCACATATCAGGCGACTTCTTCGGTCATATTCTCAGAGTTAACGGAAAGAAAGTACAATATATACCTGTACCACATGTTTGCGTAAAACTTTACAAAACCCTAAGAAATATAGTAAGTAGTGTTGGTTAGAGTCTGCGGCCTATCGGCAAAAAATTTCTGAGTTTCCACAAAAATTATCGAAAAATCCCATCGGGGCCCGAAAAGGCCTTGACAAAAGCCCAAACCTGTGGTATAATAGGTTATGTGCCTGGGGGTATAGTATAGCATATCAGCGTAGTATAGTATACCCTTGACAAATGGTACAAACTATGATATATTAATAGAATATCACAGATACATCACAGTATGTTCGAGTGATCTGTGATATACAGTCAGAGTGGCCTCATTAAGGTAGTTTGGTGGCCCACATAGTACACATAGAGCGGCTCTCAATCGCCGATAGTGTATGAAAGTTCCGAGTTCTCGGTGTGGGGTGGAAGTTGAGGCCCTCTGAACTATACATGCGACAGGTTGACACCCCGCCCTTTAGAGTAGGTGGTGGCTTGTAATCTATAAATGCAATGTAGAATCCTACCTTTATACTGCGACATTCTGGTACCCCCACCCCCCTAAATTCTCTTGACAAACCCGTAGGGATGTTATATACTAAAATATATCGAAAGGATAAATTATGGGAAAAGTAAAAGCAATGTACATGGAACAAGAAGAACAGATTATGGAGTGGTATTATGACGGTATTACTCTTGAAAAGGCAAAACATCTAGCGGAATTGTCTTTCGGTCCTTCTGTAATACAATTAGTAGAAGAAATCTACAAATATGGTGAATCTTACTTTCTAGAGAAAGAACACTATGGTGTCGAAGAGCCTATATGATACTTCCACCAGACGTGAAAGCGTTATTTGTCACTTCAATGGCAATTGTATTTGTATTAATTATATTCGGAGCGTAAAATGGTACGTCAATTGACATTTAATACATGTCTATTGTTTAGTATATCGTTTTTCATACTACTTGGTGTAGTAGCAACTGCATAGTGGAGTTCTATATGATTGAATATGCGATGATACTCTTTGCAATTCTACTGAATGAAACTTTGATCAGTATATTTTAGGGGGTATAGCTCAGTTGGGAGAGCACTTGATTTGCATTCAAGGGGTCGTGGGTTCGAATCCCTCTACCTCCACCAGCCAGCGAAGCAACTTTTAGGAACTGCGAGCGTCTTTGATATACTCTGATGTATGGTTGTGGCGGCGTCACACGAAACTTTTCTTATAAATAAACATGTATTAGGAGTAATTGACATGTCAAAATATTTTTTATTATCATCTAACCATAACGATTTTTCATCTCTGGCAACATATGTCATCGGAAAGACATTAGGTTATCACGATAACTATCTCAATAAGTCAGAGGTTTCAAGTCCGTACAAAGATTGGAACGTTTTTATCGAACAAACGACTGGTTCCGATACAATTAGTAACATTTCAAACATGAGTACATGGTTGTCAACTCTTTATGATAATGTCAACGCAGATAATATTGAAGATTATTCTACAGCCTTGACAGGTTTACTTTGGGAATCAAAGAAAACTGCTTCTAACGCACATTATGGTGATGTTCACGTACAGATTGGTATCGATCCGTCTGTAACGATTGACACAACTGATTACGATAAGGTCGTAGCAGTGACAGATTCAAAAGTCATTCATCTAACATGGAGTGATTTTACGCATTCATCCTTTACAACCACCTACAAAGCACGTTGTGATGCCATGGATACTGGTAATAATGTATCTGATTGGGATGAAAGAATTAAAACTTACAAAGCAAACATGAATGCGATTACATATCCAAGTGATGGTAAGAGTTTTGTATTGTATCAAGATAAACTTTTAGATAAAGATGCGACACACTATGGTGAACTTTGCACATTTTTAGGACGATCACAGTTAGGCACATCCACCTGGCAAGGATACGTGGACGCTTATAATACTTTTATTTCATCATAATAGTTGACATTCGTCACATTTTCTGATACATTTACAGTATGAACAACGCAAATCTGCAACAAACAATTTCATTAAAGGATTTAAATCGACCAAAAGATCATATTCAAGTATTAGAAACTTATCCTTTTGCCATACGTAACATCTACGATGATGCGATGTCGATTAATATTAATCGTAAAACAGGGCAACAAGTTCCTTTACACATTGATTTAGAATTAACAACACTTGAAAAAGTTGGAGTTGTTCGTACATCAAATGTCAACGCAAGAATGACTGATTGGTATGTACATCAAGAAAGTGATTCCTATAATTGGATTGCTCAACAAGCGTGTGCCCTTGCAGAACAGATTACAGCGAAACTTGCAAAGACAAAATTCGAGTGTCATGAGATGTGGGGTGTGCATTACACTGAAAAAACATCGACACGAGCTCATTCACACTGGCCTTATCAGTTTGCTTTTGGATATTATATCAAAATGCCATCATACGCTCCCTTGATTTTTCCTACTGCGAACTATGAATACAATCCTAAACCTGGCGATCTTGTTGTTTTTCCTGGCCATATACAACATGAAGTGAAATCTGTTGAAGGTGAACGCATCATGGTTGCAGGTAATCTCAAAAATACTCTCTGGTCAGTTTCAAGAAATTTTCAAAACTCATCAATCAAGGATGTCATCAAACATAATATATAAATATAGATATGTTAAATGGATTAAAAAGAAGAAGTCAACATTTTTTCTATGATGATACAAAGATTCCGTCAAAAGAAACAATAGATCTAATACTTCGAGATACTTACTCATTAGTTCCTTTGAAAAATGATCTATCATGGATCAAAGCAGAAGTTTTTGGACCAGAGTATTCTGAGGATAAACATAAATTTTGTTTACAAACTGTCTGTGATTATTATGATGGTGATGAAAATGATGTTTACTCAGAGGCAGGTATTGATCCGTTAAAGATAGTTGACCCGATAAACGTTTGGGGTATTGGCAGAGAAAGAGAAAAACATATTCAAGAAGATCTCATGCCAAAACTTTTAGAATACAAAAAGATTAAAAAAAGAATACAACCACCTCTTCTATACAATTTAGTTCAGTTTAACAATCAAGTATTGGCACCTTGGGTGATTATGTTTACTTGTAATCTCAATCGTAACGGAAGAGCGATCATACAAAATAAAAATCCAAATGACATAGATCATTCACTTCTAAAATATACAAATGTTAAAAATGCGTATGTACAAACATCCATGATGGCGTTGACAATCGCAGGTTTGGCAAATGAAAATGATTTAGACTGTAGTTTTACTATGGGATTTTTTCCAAGTAATCACAATGACAACGCACTGATTAGTACAGATGAAAAATTTTTGATGGCTGTAAGTGTTGGTGTTGCAGACAATGATGTCGATTACTCAAAAGCAGACTCAACAAAACGTAAAGAGTTTAACAAATATTCAAACATTTTTAAATTTAAATAGATATGAACAAAACAAATTTTATGGGTAAGGACGGATTTCATTGGTTCGTAGGAGTTGTAGAATCAAGAGAAGATCCAAGTCAACTAGGAAGAGTCCAAGTTCGTGTCTTAGGTATTCACACAGATAACAAAACATCTATACCCACAGAAGATTTACCTTGGGCGACTGTGATGCAACCAACTACAAGTTCAGCAAACTCTGGTATAGGAACATCACCAAGTTTTATTATTGAAGGATCATGGGTTGTAGGATTTTTTATGGATACAGAAAAACAACAACCAATTATCATGGGAACTTTACCTGGTGTTCAAAATCAAGAGGTTGATACATCAAAAGGTTTTTATGATCCAAACGGAACGTATCCATTAAGTCATTATCTAAATGAATCTGATGTAAATAAACTTGCCAGAGGCGATAGTACACGATTAGTAAAAGTGCCTGATACAGTAACAGGCGAACCTTCCAATCCTTACAACGCTGTCTATCCAAAAAATCATGTGTTTGAATCTGAATCAGGTCACGTTATAGAGATTGACGATACGACAGACGCAGAAAGAATACATGTTTATCACAAGTCAGGTTCATTTGTAGAGTTTCATCCTAATGGTGATATTGTCACACAACACAAAAATGGATTCAAAACTGTGACGGGCAATGATAATATTCATGTCACAGGTGATCTAACAATCAAAGCAGATGGTGATATAAAGATAGACGGAAAGACGATCAATCTAAATTCTGGCACACAAGGTGCCGCACGATTCGGTGATACAACATTAGATAATGATACTGAACTCAATGGCGCCGATGCAGGTAAAATAGATTCCAGCTCTTCTACTGTAATCATTGGTGATTAGTGTATAAATACTCTTATAGGAGAGTATCTTTATGGCACACGTTTCAGGTAATTTTGGCACAGACGCACAATTAACAAACAAAAGTAGTAAGTCTGCAAGAATAAACACTGATTTAGATTTATTTTTCACAAGAAGAACAAATAAAGATGTTAGCGTTGTAGAAGATATTCAGGCTGTCAAAAGATCAATTCGTAATTTAGTACAATTTAATCCTCATGAGAAACCATTTCACCCAGAGATCTCATCAGGTATTCGTGATTTATTATTTGAAAATATGTCACCTGTCACCAGTGTTGTACTTGCAAGGAAAGTAGAAGACGTAATTACAAACTTTGAACCTCGTGCTAGACTACAATCTGTAAGAGCGATACCAAGATTTGATGACAACGCATATGAGGTCACTGTTGATTTTTACGTTAGAAACTATCCTACAGAATTAGTAAACTTAGACCTCTTTCTAGAGAGATTACGATAATGGCAACGACTGTAAATAAAAAAAATTTAAGAGTAACTGAACTTGACTTTGATGAAATAAAAGATAATCTAAAAACTTTTTTAAAAGATCAAGATGTATTAAAAGATTACGACTTCGATGGTTCTGCGATGAACATATTGTTAGACACACTTGCATACAACACTCACTACCTTGGTTACAATGCAAACATGGCTGCAAATGAAATGTTCTTAGACACAGCAGGTTTACGTTCATCTGTGGTATCACACGCAAAAACTTTAGGTTATGAAGTTCAATCTGCTCGAGCACCAAAAGCACAAATCAGCGTGACAGTGGTTTCTGATCAAACATCTATCACAATGCCAGCAGGTACAAAATTTTCAACAACATATGATGGCACAGATTACAATTTTGTAACATCAAATGATATACAAAGATTTAAGTTTGGTAATTCTGTTAACTTTGATTCAATAGATGTTTTTGAAGGTACATACATTACAACAAGATATACAGTTGATACATCAGACTTAGAACAAAGATTTTTATTAAGAGACAATCGTGCCGATACATCCACACTAAGAGTCACAGTTCAGAACTCATCTACAGATACAACTTCAACAACTTATACAAAGGCAACTGATATCACACAATTAGAATCTACATCTACAGTTTATTATTTACAAGAAACTGAGGGAGGTCAATTTGAAGTTTACTTTGGAGATGACGTGGTTTCAAAAGCAGTGGCAGATGGTAACATTGTATTTTTAACATATGTTGTTACAAACAAAACTGAAGCAAACGGTGCATCATTATTTAATCCACCAAGTTCGATTGGTGACGAAACAAATATTTCTGTAACCACAGTATCAAATGCAATCGGTGGTGCAGAACCTGAGACATTACGATCAATAAAATTAAATGCACCTTTGAATTATGCATCACAAGGTAGAGCTGTAACAACATCTGATTATGAGTCAGTAGTCAAAAGAGTTTTTGCAAACACACAAGCAGTTTCAGTTTTTGGTGGAGAGGACGGAAGTTTTAATTCATCAACTGGTGTGACATCAACACCTGAATATGGAAAAGTTTTTATATCAATTAAATCTACAACTGGTGCAAACTTAACATCATCACAAAAAACACAATTGGTAAGTGATTTAAAAACTTATACGATTGCATCTATAACACCTGTGATTGTTGACCCAGAAACAACATTTTTAAGACTTGCAATTACATATAGTTATGACACGTCTGCAACAACTTTAGGATCAAGTGATATTGATGGTTTGATCACCACTGCATTACAATCATACAACTCAAATACATTACAAACATTTAATTCACAATACAGAGCATCTGCTGTTTCAAAACTTATCGATGAAGCAGATAACTCTATTTTAAATAGTACAACATCTGTTAAACTTTCAAAGTTCTTCACACCAACACAAGGAACAACAACTTCATATAGAATACCTTTTAACAATGCGTTATTACACCCAGAGGATGGTTATCTAGCATCGACTGGTGGTGTTGTTTCATCAACTGGTTTTAGAGTAGGAACAGATACGACATCAGAGTTTTTCTTTGATGATGATGGCCAAGGTAATTTAAGAAGATACTCAATCGTTGGAACTACAAGAAACTATGCAGACTCAAGCGCAGGCACAATAGATTATGATTCTGGTTTGGTAACAATTAATAATATTAATATCACTGGTGTTCTTAATGTAGATGATTTAACATCATCACAAATAAGAATTATAGTGACACCTAATTCAAATGATATCGTGCCAGTGAGAAATCAAATATTAGAAATTGATTTTGTTAATACAAGTTTAAATGGTAACATCGATACAGCCACAACATCAGGCACAACTACAACAACCACTGGCTCTGGAACAACTGCCACAACTACTGTGACATCATCAGGTGGCACGTCAAGTTATTAATGAAAAAAAATGAGTCATGATCCTAAATTCAATAAAAAGATATCACCTCTTATAAAAGGTCAATTACCAGACTTTTTACAAGACGCAGATTTCGAAACTTATAGAAATTTCGTAAGAGACTTCTATAAATTTTTAGAATCTGCAAGGATGAAGTTTACTTACACTACAAACTACCTTGTTTTAGAACCTGTCACTAAATCTTATGTTTTAGAAGAAACAGATGATAACAGAGTTGTATTAGAAGACTCAGTTGAATTTACAATAGGTGAAACAATAGTAGGACAAACATCAGGTGCCGAAGCAACTGTGCTTGTTAATGATGCAAGAAACTCTCAAATCTATATCACATCAAATCAAAGGTTTGAACTTGGTGAAATTGTTAAAGGAAACACATCAGGTTCTGAAGCAACATTAGATGCATACAAAACAAACCCTGTTCAGAATATTCAACAAATGTTGGATTATGCAAATATTGATAATACAATCTTTGAATACTTTGATCAGTTTAGAGAAGCATTTTTAAGTGTTATACCTAAGACACTTGCCACAGGTGTTGCAAAAAGAAAACTTGTAAAAAATATTAAAGATCTATATTCTGCAAAAGGAACTAGAGATGGTCACAAACTTTTCTTTAGAATATTATTAGGTGAGAATGCAGAAATATTTTATCCAAACGAAAATATTCTAAATGTATCTGGTGGTGATTGGAGAGGCAAATTAAAAATAAGATGTACATCATCAGGTGCATCTTCTAATGAAGCAGTTGGTCAAGTAATCACAGGTAGATCATCAGGCGCAACTGCAAGTGTTGATGCCGCCTCTGTGTTTCAGCAAGACACAGCTTCTGTCGTTGAGTTTGATATAGAAAATGTAGTAGGAACTTTTACAAGTGGAGAGACTTTAGATTTAACATCAGCAGTAACAGATACACCTATCACATTTGTTATTAAATCAATTGTTACAAAAGCAAACATAGTTAATGATGGTATATTACACACTGCAAAAGAAGCACTGACAGTTGATAATACAAAAGGAAATGGTTTTGCAGATGTGCTTGTTAATAATATCAAAAGAGGTTCTGTATCAGATGTATTTGTTCAAACAGTAGGTAGTGGATATGAGGTAGGTGATAAACTTACATTCACAGGTGGTGACGGTATCACAAGAGCAACAGGTATAGTATCAGCAGTTGGTGGTGGTATTGCATTAGAAGATAGTTCAGGTAATCTTATTATTGATAGTGGAACAGAATCAACTGAAGAACCATTTAACATTGCGTTAGAATCACAAGATGTAGTTGATGGCCCATTTTATCTTTATGGTACAGCAGAGTATGATCAAAAAGGTGCTGGCAAAACAGGTTATTTTTATCCTTTATTTTTAACACAATCAGGTGCAGGTGGAGAAGATAACTCACACGCACATACTTTTATAGATTTTCCTGGCGTTACTTTTTACATGCCAAATGCAACAGTCAATCATGGTATGGCAGATTTTCCAACAGGTTCATATGATAGTAATCCTTACGTTGAATATCCATTACCAGAAAATGATCTTTTAATTTTAGACGGAACAGATTTATCAAGTTCAGATGCAGGTGACAATATTCTTACAAATGAAACTCAAGTATCTTTAGATACATTTTCAACACCAAATGATATACTTGTTCTTGAACATGACACGTTTGCAACTGATGCTGAAGCATCATCAATAAGAGACGTATTTTTATCTAACGGTGGTGAGGGATATGATGCACTTCCAACAATAACAGTTCAATCATCTAATGGTAGTGGTGCAAAAATTCTTGCACTTACAACTGACATTGGTGCAGTAGAATCTTTAGTGATTAATGATAGTGGAATTAATTATAATCAAGATGATAAACCTGATGTAGAGTTAATCGCACACTTTATTTTAAAAGATGTTTCTGGTACGTTTGAAACAGACAACACATTGACCACACATGTTGGAACTGTAAAAAGTTTTGACTCAGATAGACAACAATTAAATACTACTTTTGAAAATAAAATAAAATTTGATTTAGAACAATCAACAGCATTTAACATACCTTTTGTTCAAGAAGGTAATAGTTCAGCAGTAAATGAAAATAATTTATTGGCAGAAGATACTCAAATAGAAGTTACAGATGATGACGATAATATTATTTTAAATGGCACAAGTGTTACAACTGAAGCGACACAATTTATTAATGTTGATGTAAAACATTTTGATGTTGCTTCTCCTAACGCACAAGATTATTTTATAGTAGATAATGTAAGACAAAAACAATTAAGATTGAAAAAAGGTAACACTTATTATTTTGATTTATCTGATTCATCTTTGTTCAATGCAGACACCTCTTTAAATCGTCCTTTTAGATTTTCCACAACTGAAGATGGCACACACAACAGTGGCACTGAATATACGACTGGTGTTACAAAATCAGCATCAACAACTGCAATCGGAACAACTGGTGCATTCATACAAATAGTCGTTGCAAATGATGCTCCACAATTATTTTATTATAATCCTAATAATAGTGGTGAAGGTGGAAAGGTTGAAGTTGTATCTAGGAATACTATTATTGCTGATGCAGGTTCTAATGTTTTATTAGACGGAACAAGTGTAAATAAAGATAGATTATTAATTGAAACACCAGCAGGTGAAAATCCTTTACTTGGTATTGATATGGAAGATAACTCTGGTGACATACTTTTAGAATCTACTTTCTTAGGTGTTATTGGTGATGAGAATGGTAAAGTAGTTTTAGATAGTTTACATAATATAGGCACAAGATTTTTAGCGGCCGAATCAAGTCTTGATGATCGAAGACTAAAAAATGAACAAGTTGGTAATTTAATTATAGCAGAAACAGGTGATAGATTAGTTGGTGAAACACAAAACTCTACATCTATTGGTGATCATATTGTTCTTGATGGCACAGACGCATCACAAAATAACGCAGGTCAAAATTTAATCAATCAAGAAGACATTGATTTCTCAGGTCAAGATGTTGTTATCACTGATTCTAGTGGTGCAACAGGTACAATATTATTAGCAGATATTGCGACTGCCACTGTTGATGTTGATGTGACACAAGATACAGAAGGTAATTATATTAATGTTAAATCATTAGTGGGTGAGGATTTAATTAGAGTTCAAGATTCTTATTACTATCAACAGTTTTCTTATGAAGTGCAAGTTGGTCAGTCAACTGCAACATTCATAAACGAACTAAAGAAAGCAGTACACCCTGCTGGATTTGCACCATTTGGAAAAGTTTCTATTGCATCATTTATATCAGCCGCAATAGGAACGACAGGTTCACAACAAGCAGACCCTGTAGATTCTACTGAAACATTCTCACCAATTCTTGCATCTACATTTGATTTCATATTTGATGAAGTATTGCAGAGAAGACATCATGTACCTAGAGTTGGTGCAAGGATAGGTAATAGAACTGATAAAATTACAATAGATGGTTCTTCAACATCAACACTTGCACTTGATGGTAGTGATAGTTCATCATCAAATGCAGGTAGCACAATTATTGCAGAGGACGATTTAGGTAATGTTAATATGATAGCAGAAAGTGCTTTATCACAAGATGCAAATGGAAGTATAAAATGTGAAGAGGGAACACTTACAATCTACGGACAAGGTAATAGAATATTTGCAGAAACAGCATCAGTTCAAGGTGGTGATCACGAACTTGTATTTGTTCCGAATATAAATGTAGTAGTACAATCACAAGCGAGGGCAAGATAATGGCACAGAAAAATTTATTATTACATTTAGGAAAAGATTCATTTGGTGCTCAAGACGGTGATGGTATACAACTTGAAAATAGATCAGACGGATCTTTTGAATATGGAAAAATTATTTTAGACGGAACAGAGCCATTAGGGATTGTTAACTTTCTTGTTCAAGAAACAAATGGTGATAATCTTATCGCAGAAGATTCTTTACAAAGAACTAATCAAGTAAATCTTATCGCAGAAGATTCTATATTTTCTTTTGGAAGAACACAAGTACAAAACATAGGTGAGACTTTATTACAAGATAATCCTACAGATGTTGAACTAATAACAATCGCAGATATGGACGGAATCAGAATCGTAGATATTATTAGAAATAGTAAAATACTTTTAGAAAATCCAGCATCAGTTGAAGGATTTAAGTTTATGAACAAAATTATTTCAGAGTTAGATAATGTGACACCACTAAAAAGTGAAGCAAGTCTAGGTGGAAAATTTTTAGTATATGAAGATGGCACGTTTCCTGTATTAAATCCATTTGTTAATTTACAAAGTGGTCAAGGTGATATCAATTCTGGTTCCACAGATGAGGATGGTATTCAAATAGAAGGTGGTGGATTAGTTCTTGCAGAAACAGGACAAAGACTGATCAGTGAATCATTATTAGGAAACAAAAACTTTGCACAAGAGGTCAATGGAGTTTTAGAGATAGAGGACTACTCACCTAACTCTAACATTGTTCACTTGATGGCAGAAACTGGCACACGAGGAACTGATGGTTTTAGAATGTCATTAGAAAGATCACTACAACCAGAAAACAAAGATGGTATATTATTAGAAGACTCTGAAATAGATAATCTTGTGTTGAATGGAACAGATTTAAGTTCTACAGACGCAGGTGATAAAATTTTATATGAAATAGATTTAAATGATATAGATTTACAAACAAATCTAATATTAGCAGAACAAACACACATATTTTTTGATGAAGGACAAATCCCACATCAAAACTTTGATTTAAGTTTGAACGAAGGTAGACCAAATGACTTGATCGCAAAAGGAAGTGTACCAGTGACCTTAAGTTCAGTGATAGGATTATCTACTTAGGAGTATAAATAACAGTATAAATATAACAAAGGAAGAGTAAGTCATGACAGCAATAATTACAGAAAAGTTTAGGTTGCATAACGCATCACAGTTTGTTGAGTCGTTTTCAGAGGCGGCAAAATCAACATATTATCTATTCATAGGTAAAGCAACACCATTTACAAGTGGAACAAGTGGAGGATCAGATACATCCCCACCCACACCTGCAGACGCAGTTTCAAACGAATTTTACAGATATGATTCAATGTTGGCTGCAAAACTTATTACAAGTTCAGATGTCTCTAACGCTCTTCCTAGAGTAAACTGGGCTAACAGTACAGTATTTGACAGATATGATGATCAAGTAACATCATCAAACACAACAACATCAGGTGCATCATCAATTTATCAAGGTAATTTTTATTTTCTTACATCTACAAACAAAGTATATAAAGTATTAAACAATAATGGTGGCACTGCATTTTCTGGTTCTGAACCTACCTCTACATCTACGTCACCATTTGAATCAGGTGGTTACGTGTTAAAGTACATGTATGAGATAACATCCTCAGAAGCAACTAAATTTTTAACAACTGATTACATGCCAGTATCCACAGACTCAACTGTATCAGCAGCCGCAACTGATGGTAAGATAGAATCACTTGCGATAACTGTAGGATCTGGTTACAATGACGGAACATATTATTTTCCCGTATTTGGTGATGGCACAAGTCAAGGAACATCTTCTGGTGCGATAGTCCGTGCAACTGTTTCAGGTGGAGCATTTGCAGATTTTGGTTTGACTGCTGGAACAGATACAACAATACATGCAGGTGGATCAGGTTATACTTTTGCAAACGTTTCATTAACAAACGTATTTTCTGATGCAGCTTTATCATCATCAACAACTGTTGGTTCTGGTACTGGTGCAGTTATTCGTCCAATCATATCACCTAAAGATGGTCACGGTGCAAACGCTGTAAATGAACTAGGTGGTCACTTTGTAATAACAAATACAACACTAACTCAAGCAGAGGGTGATGACTTTACAACTGCAAACGATTTTAGAAATGTAGGTATCGTTGTAGATCCAACAGATTTTGGAACATCAACTATTGCAACTGCATCAACAAGAAGAATGACATATGTTGTTAAGTTTTCTTCAAACACAGGAAACTTTGATGTTGATGAACAGATTACACAAGCAACTACAGGCGCCGTTGGTAGAGTGGTTGAATGGGATAATTCTAGAAAATTATTATTTTATCAACAAGAGAGATTTTCAAGTTATGGAACAGCAACTACTACACAATCTTTCACAGCATTTAGTGGTGCAAATAATATCACTGGTGCAACGAGTGGAGCTGTAGGAACACCAAGTACAACAGGTTCTGAAACTGTAACACTTGCAGGTGGTAATACAATCACTTTAACAAGTGGATATGCAAACCCAGAATTAAAGTTTGACTCTGGTAACATAATTTATACAGAAAATAGAAAACCAATACAAAGAGTTTCAGATCAAACCGAAGACATAAAGATAATTATAGAGTTCTAATATGGTACAAAAAACAGATTTAAATGTTGCGCCATATTATGACGACTTCAGCGAAGATAAAAATTTTCATCGTATTTTATTCAGACCTGGTTTTGCAGTACAAGCACGAGAACTAACACAATTACAATCTATACTACAAAATCAGATTGAACGATTTGGTAATCACATGTTCCAAGAAGGAACTGCTGTTATACCTGGTAATCAAAATATTAATCCTAATTATTATTCTATTAGACTTGCATCAACTTTTGCAGGTGAAACAATTGATGTGTCAAAATATTATAATGCATCATCGCCTATAGAGATACAAGGTGCGACAAGTGGAGTAAGAGCAAAAGTCATAGGATTTAAAGCTGCAACTGCAACAACTCAACCTTTACTTTATGTGCATTATGTATCATCAGGTTCTGATTTAGAAACAACAGTTTTTCAAGATGGCGAAAATATATTTGCTGATGCAGCCATAACTCATACGACTGCATATTCTATCAATGCTAATTCAGCAACTACATTTACACCAACAGACGATACAACTGCATCTCAAATAGGAACTGCTGTCACTGCAGGCGGTGGAGTATATTATATTCGTGGAACTTTTGTTCAAATGACTGAACAAACAGTCGTTTTATCTGATAATAGTCAAACTGCAACAGGAAGAGTAGGATTTACAGTATCAGAGGAGTTGATATCACCTGAAACAGATGAATCTTTGACAGATAATGCAACAGGTGCTTCAAACTTTGCAGCCAAAGGTGCTCATCGATTAAAGATAAGTTTAAATTTAACATCTATTGATTTGAACTCTACTGCTGATGAAAATTTTGTAGAAATACTTAGAGTCAATGAGGGTTCAAATGAATTAGAAGCAAGACCTACAGAATATTCTGTAATAGGTGATACACTTGCTAGAAGAACATTTGACGAATCAGGTGATTATACTGTTAGACCTTTTCAGATTGATGCTAGAGAAGGTGTCACATCTACAGTCAAAGGTGAAGAGTTTAGAGGTGTCTATGCTAATTTAGAAGATCAAACACAAGACGGAAACGCCGCATCTGAAGATAAGTTTGTTGTTGCAGTGTCACCAGGTAAAGCATATGTTCGTGGATATGAAATAGAAAAAACTGCAATAACATTTAAGGATGTTAACAAAGCAAGAGACTTTGATACAGTAAATACAGGTACACTTAATACAGAGTTAGGTAACTTTGTAAAAATTACGAACTTATATAATCAACCACAAGTTTCAGATATAAGTGGTGAGACAACACCATACAAACAAATTCAACTACATGATGATGTAATTAATACAAGAGGAACAGCGAGAGGAAGACACATAGGAGTTGCAAGAGCAAGAACTATTGAGTTTGACTCTGGTACTGCTGGAAACACAGATGCAGTTTACAAATTATTTTTATTTGATATTCGTCTATTTACATATTTAACATTATCAGGTGAACCATCAGCAACATTAACATCTAATCATTCAAATGGTGGAATACAAGTAAAAGGTGTTACCTCTGGTGCGACAGGTTTTGTTTTCGGAAGTTTGACATCAGGTCAAACAGTTGTTCTCACAAATGTTTCTGGTACATTTACATCAGGTGAAAAAATTACTGCGTCTGATAGTAGCGAATCAGATCAAATCGTTGAAGACTCAGCAAATGCAGATTTGACAATATCTGAAGTAGTGACTCATGAGATTTCTCAAGCAAGATCATTATTTCAAGATGATGATGATGCAGGTCAAGACTTTACTGCTGATCTAGTTCTAACAGGTAATGTAGTCGGATCATTAATCGCAGACGGAACAGATGCAGGTGGAACAAATGAAAATGCAAACTTTGTATCTGAACAAGATGGCACATCTACTATTGCTTTAGAAACTAGACAAGTTGCCGCACTTACAAACCCAGAAAAAAATGTTGCATTATATAAACTTTCAAAATCAGCTGTAAAAACTTTATTAACAACTGCGAATGAGGCAGCATCCGATACATCATTTACAATAAGAAAACAATTTATTGGCACAACAAATTCATCTGGTGCCGTATCATTTACTGCAGGTGCAAATGAAACATTCTTATCTCACACTGAAAAAGACTTTACTCTAAACGTATTAACAGCAGGCAGTGGTAGTTCTGTTCAAGGTGATATAGTTTCAGTTAGTGGTAATATCGCTGGAACAGGAACATCAACTATAACAATTACAGATAATTCAAGTTTTGGTAACGCTGCAAAAGTTATGTTAACTGCAACATTATTAAAAACAAATATTACACAAAGAATAAAAACTACAAATTTATCTAAACAAGTAAAAGTTGCAGGTGCAACCGCAGGTGCGTTTGGAACAAAAGCAACTGACACTACAATATCTTTAGGAAGAGCAGATGTATTTAATCTTGGTGCTGTCTTTGATTCTGAAGATACAAGTAGTGATGCATCTTTACCAACACTTACATTATCAAGTGTAGTTGGTACATTTATCAGAGGTGAAAAGATTACAGGTGGTACATCAGGTGCAACTGCACATGTTGTAAATCCAACAACACCTATATCATATTATTTAATTAATGGTGCAGGTGCAACTGACTTTTCTGCAAGTGAAACAATTACTGGTGCATCATCAGGTGCGACTGCAACTGTGTCATCACTAACTGCTGGATCAAAAGTCATTACATCTAATTATACATTAGATACAGGTCAAAGAGATAACTTTTATGACATCGCAAGAATACAATTAAAACCTGAGACTGCAAAACCAAGAGGAAGATTATTAGTTGTATTTGATTTCTTTGAACATTCTAGTGGTTTATTTTTTAGTGTTGATTCTTATACAGATGTTGCAGGTCGTATGGGATACGATGACATTCCAACTTACACAGCAACGAGAGTTGACCCAGATGAACCAGAACCAACAGGCGAATTTGATCTATCAGATTGTTTAGATTTTAGACCAACTGCTGAAGATATCACTGGTACATCAACAACTTTAGCATCTATTGATACAATTACAGGTCACTCATTTGATTTCTTCCATAGACAGTTTGATGGTGTTGGTGGTGCGACTGTTGATACACCAAAACCAGGCACATTAGGAACATTAGATTTTGAATTTTATTTAAACAAAATAGCATCTTTATTTTTAACACAAAGTGGTTCATTTAAAATAGTTGAGGGATCACCTGCTGAAGTGCCAACTGAACCTAAAGATATAGATGGTGCAATGAAACTTGCAACTATGTTTATACCTGCATTTACTTTTAAACCAACAGATGTTAGATTTGAAAGAATAAAAAATCAAAGATTTACCATGAGAGATATTGGTAAGTTACAAAAAAGAATACAAAATTTAGAATATTATACAAACTTATCATTATTAGAAAGAGACGCAGAATCATTTGAAGTTCTTGATGCAAACGGATTGAATAGATTTAAATCTGGTTTCATCGTAGATAATTTTGCAGGTCACAGAGTTGGTGATGTAAAAAACAAAGATTATAAAAATGCAATAGATCAAGAGAACAAAGAACTAAGACCTAAGTGTGTATTGAGAGCTGCATCACTTGAGGAAAATGTATCAACTGATACAGAAAGAACAACATTAGGTTATCAAAAAACTGGTGATCTTATTACTCTTCCTTATACTGAAGTTGTTCAGTCAGAAAATCCATATGCAACAACACTTGAAAAAGTAAATCCATATCTAAATGCAAACTGGGTTGGTAATATTGATTTATCACCTGCAAGTGATGAGTGGTTTGAAACAGAAACAAAACCAGATTTAATTATTAACGTTGACGGAAACTATGATGCAGTTTTAGCCGCAAATGAAAATAGACTTGGTACTATTTGGAACTCTTGGGAAACTCAATGGTCAGGTGTTGTATCCACAAAAACTGAAAAAGTTAAACAAGGTCGTTCAACTATAACAAGAAGTATAGAGACAACAAGATCAGATTTAAGTAGAACAGGTATCAGAACTGAATTAGTTGAACAAGTTGAAGAAGAAACACAAGGAACAAGAACATTATCAAAAGCATTGATACCTTGGATAAGACCTAGAACAATAACTTTCACTGGTACTGGTTTCTATCCAAACACTAAAGTTTATCCTTTCTTTGACGGAACAGATGTTGCAAAATTTGTAACACCATCCTCAACAGAATTTACAAATGCTTCTACAGTAGTTGAAGGATCTCAGTTGGTTACAAACTCAACTGGTAATGTAAACGGAACATTTAGAATACCAGAGTATAGATTTAAAGGTCAAGAGAATATTCCTAAATTTAAAACTGGTGAAGTAGAATTTAGATTAACATCAAGTTCAACAAATGATCAAATAACTCTTCCAAAAACTGCAGCCAGTGTTACATATCAAGCAAAAGGTATTTTAGAAACTGAGCAAGAAACAATTCTTGCAACAAGAAATGCAAGTGTATCACAAAGGTTCGTAACTGAAACAACATCAATATTAGATACCTCAACAAGAACAATCAGTGTAGAGGATTCAGGTAATGATCGTGACATTGAAAGAAATAGATCAAATCTTAATATTGGTTCAACAGATCCAAATAGATATAGACTATCAGGTAATTTTGGTTACTCAGCCAACACATTAGGGGGATTTTCAACTGTAGGTGGTAATAGACAACTAGCTCGAATATCATGTAGATATAATGATCCTATCGCACAAACATTTATTGTTGAAGAGTCTGGTGGATGTTTCTTAACATCTGTAGATTTATACTTTGGTGCAAAAGACAATGATCAACCTGTTTGGATAGAATTAAGAAACGTAATAAATGGATACCCTGGTCCAAAAATTTTACCATTTGGTAGAAAACTTTTACAGGCCGCAGACATAAACACATCAACTGATGCATCAACTGCCACAACATATACATTTGACTCACCTGTATTTGTAAAGGAAGGACAAGAGTATTGCATAGTCGTTAGAACACATTCTAACTCACCTGCTCTTTGGATTTCACAAATGGGTCAAACAGATGTTGGTGGATCAAGAATAGTTTCAAAACAACCACACTTAGGTGTATTATTTAAATCACAAAATAATTCAACTTGGACTGCAATACAATCTGAAGATATGAAGTTCACAGTTAGAAAAGCATCTTTTGATACATCCAAAGTTGGAACACTAACTTTACAAAATAAAGTAATTGGTGAGGCAGTATCAAATGAATTAGGAACAACTGTTTATGGTAAGAGACTAAAATCAAATCCTATCATATTAACAAACAGTTCAACAGTATTAAAAGTAAAACATATAGATCATGGCATGTATTCAACTTCTAACAATGTAAGAATTACAGGTGTCTCATCAGGTATCAGTACGACATTAAACGGAGCGATAAGTGCCTCTGCAACATCTCTTACTTTGACATCAAATACAAACTTCCCAGCTGGAAGTATCACTTTGAAAATAGGAAATGAAATAATTACAGGTTCAAACAGTAGTGGAACAGTTTCATCATTGACAAGAGCAACTGACGGATCAACTGCTGTAAATCATGCAAGTGGTGATACAGTTGAATTGTATCAAATACTTGGAACACCATTGACAGAGATAAACAAAGTTCATACTGCTCTTGCAAACATTGGTATGGATTCATACACAGTAAGTTTAACAACTGCACCAACAATTAGTGGTGGATCAACAACAAGTGAAGTTGGTGGTAACAATGTCTATGCATCAGAAAACTATAGATACGAATCTGGTAAAACTTTGATAGGTGCATTAGAACTTCCAAATACAAAGATAGTTACATCACTAAGAAACACAACAGGAACATCACCAAGTGGTAGTGAAACATCATTTACTACAACAACACTTGCAAACGCTATAAGTATTCCTTTGAATGAGAACTTTGATAACTCAGTGACAAATATAGTCGCATCAGACATAAATGAAACAAATGAACTTGCAGGTGCAAAGTCATTATTCTTGCCTATCACATTGACAAGTAATGCATCTGATAGATCACCAGTTATTGATTTAGGTCGTGCATCATTTATTGCGATTGCAAATAGACTAAACAATATTGATAGTTCATCAGATGTATTCCCAACAACTGATTACAATGATTCAACACAACCAGATGGTGATCAAAATGCATTTATTTACATGACTAAAAAAGTTGCGTTAGAAAATCCAGCGACAGCAATCAAAGTAATATTCTCAGCACAAAGAAGAAATAGTGCTGAACTCAAAGCATTGTTTAGAACTTTGAGATCAGACGATGCATCTGACTTTGATGAACTAAGTTATCAATTCTTCAATACTACAGGCACAACTGATGTTGCCGTTAATGCATCTGTCGATGATGATGACTTCCAAGAATATGTTTTCACAGCAGGTATCACAGATGATGGCACAGGTGAACCATTACCTGAGTTTATTCAGTTTGCGATTAAGATAGTCGGACAAGGAACAAACGCAGCTCAACCACCAAGAATAAAAGATTTAAGAGTGATCGCATTGGCAACATAATGACAGAGAGATATTTAAAAGTTGAGGGATATACAGAGTTATTAAGAGATACAGACTCAGGTGCGATTATTAATAAAAATACTACTGCATATTTAAAAGCAAGAAGTAGATCATTTGAAGTGCAAAAAAGAAATGATGAACTTAGAAATGCAACAAGAGAGATTAATAATTTAAAGTGTGAGATGCATGAAATAAAAAATTTATTAAAAGAATTGGTAAATAAAAATGGCGATTAGTGCAGGGCAAATCTCTAACTTAGGAACTATAGAGCAGTTAAGAGGACAATTTAACAATCTTGTAACTGATGTATCTGCGTTAGAGAGTGGAACAATAAATTTTAGTAATTTATCTGCAACAACAATCAATGTTGGAGATTTGAATGTTAGTGGTGCTTTTGATATACCTAATATTACAGCAACCTCACTTACGATTAGTGGTTCAAGTATTACTTTTGAAGGAGCCACTACCGATGCGTTTGAAACAACTTTTACTGTTACAGATCCAACAGCTGATCGAACAATAACATTTCCAAACACATCAGGCACAGTATTATTAGACGGAGGCACAATTGATTTAGGTTCTAGTGAAACACATGTAGGTGCGTAATAAATGGCGATTAACGCAAGTCAAATAAGTAATCTTGGAACGATAGAACAATTACGAGGTCAATTCAATAATCTTGTAACAGATGTCTCTGCTTTAGAATCAGGTAATATAAACTTCTCAGCAATTGCAGCCACAAGTGCATCAATAGGAACTTTAGATATTACAGGTACGTTTACAATTGCATCATTATCACCAACATCTATTGATATAAGAGGTAGTTCTATTACATTTGAAGGATCAGTAGATGATGAAAATGAAACGACTTTAACAGTTACAAATCCAACTGCTGATAGAACTATAACTATACCTGATAATACAGGCACAATCGCACTAACCACAGATTTAGGATTTACAAATTCAACATTATTTGTTTTCCCTACAACATCAGGCGATGATACTGATCTGGCAGGAGGTGAGACACCATTTGATGCAACTGCAACAGATGCTTTTGGAATAGCAACATCTTCAAACTTATATGATATGGCAGAACCAAAAGGTTCTACATCAACACAAGATATAGGTTCTGATAGTGGTATATAAGATGATAAATAGTATAAATAAAAGTATAAATATTCAATAGGAGAGAATAAAATGCCAACAGTTCTACAATTTAGAAGAGGT